GGCGCTGGGCATCCTTGGCGTTACGCACAAGGCCAGACACGTACAAACGGCCATCAACTTCAAATTCATTGCCAACGATGCGGACTACAGGGATGTATTTCCCCGCCCAATCGCGTTCTTCAAGAATTTCATAACCGTTAATCTTGCAGTATTTAATTTTGACACGATCAGATTCACGAGATTTTTTAGGTTTTCCATAGATTTCTTTCAATTGTTTGTCTTCTGAGGTGCCTTCAAATGCGGTCACGTTCCCAGGGTACAGGTTAAGCGTTGCTCGGTCGTAGTCTACGTAGTAGTAATCAGCAATGCGAACAGTGTCTTCAGTGAGCCACTGGCTCAAATTTTGGTCACCCACACCCAGCGTTTGCAGAGTGGTGATAGGCGCAGAGTCTGGGTACATCCGCGCGTATTCGTCTTTGGTGATGTCTTCAGTGACAAAACACCACTTGGCGTCTGCACCAGTTGGGTCTTGGATCGTTGGATCCATGTAGACCGAGAAGCTGTTGCGTACACGGCCAATCTTGATGTCTTGGTCAAATGTGTTTTCGTCGCAGTATTCGGTCAGGATGCGGATGTAACCTTCGCCGTAGGAGACTTGGTTTTCACACGCTGTATCGTACGCGACGTCAGCATCGCTGATGTATTCGATGTGTCTGACCATGCCGTTGAAGATTTCGGCGACTTCGATGTCTGCGTGGTCGTCGGCTGGAATAACCTTGCCACTTGGGCGGTTCTGTCTTTGGTCATTGGTCACCTGCCTTACGTGCTGCGGCAATTTGTTGATCGTCAGACACGGCCTAGCGTTGATCGTTTGGCCTTGCACAGAACCACGGGTGGCCAACACGTCCGCAGGCCACTGCCAGCGATTGTCGGGTGATCCAGCGTAGAACTTTAAATCGTCAATCTCATCTTCACGGGATTCAGACAACGCGCCAATTGCCATGTTGAGCCGGTCGCGGGCGGTCGCCAGAATACCAGATTCAGTCTTCTTTTTGCCGCCGTTGGCCACAGCACCGGCTGCGGCGATGCCTGTGTAATCTGTCATTTTTTCTTCGCAGTTTTAGCTGACTCTTTGAAATCTTTGGTCGTTGGCGCATTCTTGCTGCCAGGCTTGTTCATCTTTTCACCAGAGCCCGCTTTGATACGGGCTTGCTTTGCGTGGATATTTGCATAGAGTCCAGGTTTGGTAGCCATATCAACACTTCCATCTTTTAAGGGCTGCTTTGGCACGTTCGCCATCTTTGGCGTTGGCCGCTACAGCGCCCATTCTTGCACAAAATGAATCCTTGCGGCCTTGGTCTGCTTTGGTCTTAGGGTTTGGTGCTGGCGCTTTAAGGTTAGAACCCGTCGCCGCATTGTACTTCTCGCGGCCTTTGGCCGTCAAACCAGCGCCCTTGGATGTGGGTAGCTTCTCGCCACGACCTACTGACAGAGATACCGTCTTCTTCATTTAACTCCCCATCCATGATGCGTTGACTCCACTGCCTTGCGCGTTCACGCGGCGGGTTGGTTCAACATATTGTCGATGTGCTACAGGAAACGCAAATGTAACAGCAATTGCGTCGGCGGCGTCAGGCGACGCCAACCCACGCGACTTCATGTCTTTTTTGCTTTCCAAGAAGATCGTCCCTTTCGAGTCAGGCTTCATCATAGGCGAAATCAAGTCCGTTTTCAAGAACCTGTCGTTTGGAATCGCCGCCGTCTTCAGCCACTCCCTCATATCGCCCCACATCTGCGCCCGCATGTTGCCGTACATGATCGGGTTCTTCGCCTTATTTCCGAAATTCACACCCTTGATCTTGTACCGCTGTTCTTTCAACCGATCCACGATGCCAGCGCCCAGCCCACCCTCGTCAATCACTGTGAGCGTCGGTTTGAATTCCTCAATCGCTTCGATCACGTGACCGACCACCGTCATGGTGTCGTCGCCTCTGTGGCGCATGATCTTCACAATATCCCGACCCTGCCGCACCGCAATGACCGTCGCATCCGCTCCAAACCGTGCGGGGTCAACACCAATCACGATTGGCGCTGACTGATCCTGATACTTGGCCCGTTTCATAGCGTCGTCCACGATGTCAGCCCCGATGAACTGATCATCGCCCGCGTTGGGGAATTGACCGTACACCTCGACGTGCGCCTGCGCCGAGTCTGGCCCATATTCCGCGATGATCCGCTCGTAGACCTGCTTGTCGGTGCCCTCGACCGTGCGGGCGTCCACCACTTTCGTGCGCCAAAACTCTCTTTTGCTGTTAAACGCCTCGTAAAAGTACCCCGTATTGCGACGCGGGTTGCTAAACGCCAGCCAGAAGCGGTTTGGCGTGTTTTCTGTGAAAAAACCACCCGTCACCGCCCAAATTGAGTCGTCAATACCGCTGGCTTCGTCAAAAATCACCAAAACACCGTCGAAATTGTGCACACCAGCGTAAGCGTCAGGGTTTTCCGCTGACCATAAGCGCCCTTCAACGCCCCAATATCTGGTGCCCTTCTTCAAATCCCGCTCCACCAACTCGGTCAGCCACTTGGCTGGCATCACTCTGGTGGCCGACACCTCAAACCAGTGGCTGTTGATGGCCATGGCCAGCCACTTAGTAATCTCGGCCCATGTGATTGAGCGTAGCTGGGACTCACTGTTGGCCGACACGATGGTCGTCGAGCCGATTCTGGTGGAGATCATCCAGATCACCAACCAACTCACCAACGCTGACTTGCCAATACCACGGCCAGACGATATGGCCTCTTGCAGTACGTCGAAGTCCAGCTTGCCTTGGTTGAGTCGGATGTGCTCGGCGATGTCCAACAGCACTTCGCGCTGCCATTTGCGCGGGCCAGCAAAGTTTTCCAGCGGTGTGCCCTTGACACCCCAAGGAAACGCAAACATTACAAACGCCAGCGGGTTGTCCTTGATCTGGGGCGACCATAGCCGCGCCATTAATTCTGTTTCGTCTTCAGCGCTGTATATGGTCGATTGCATTTACTTCCTGGTTTAACGTGGGACTTGGTTCGTTGGCAATCACATCAATGACCCGTGACTCCGCTTGGCGTAACGCGCCGATGATGCTGATGCGCTGATCGACATCAATACTGATGGACTGCTTGGCCACCCAGCCGTGTGAGTGCTGGAGGATCGCCAGCGCCGCTTTGGCGTCGCCTTCCTTGGCTGCCTTGTGCAGGCAGGTGGACATCTCCAGTTCACCGTCGGCTTTGCCCTTGAGCGCCGCCATGTCTGCGATGGGGTCTAGCTCACACAGTTGCCGGTACTCGGTGGGCAACATGCCGGACGCTAAGGCTAAAGCGTCGCCTTTCAAGCCCAGCTTGGCGGCTTCGTAGATTTTGTTTAACCGCGCTTCGGTTGCAACAATCTTGCGCGGCTCAAATGGGAGGCTGTGGAACGTCATGTGCGCGAGTGTAAATCATGTGGGTCATGTGGGCAATGTGGGCAGCGGTTTTGGATTTGATTTTAAAAAATAAAAAAATTGTTCGTGAAACCTCCGTCACCGTATGGCCCAGGCCGTCGGCCCTACCCCCACCCCCTAAGTTAGTGAGCACTTACTTACAGCAGCCTGGTTAGTGAGCACTCACTTACAGCAACCTGGTTAGCAGCTACTAACTTGTCAAATTTATATGTTAGTGTCTACTAACTTAAGTGAAGTGAGTGCTTGCTAACTTAGCCTGGCGAAGTGAGTGCTTACTAACATTGGGCTGGGGCCGATGGCCATTTGACCTAAGTTAGTGGCCACTAACATCATGGCCATATACTTATCAAAACAATAATGTAGGCAATGTAGGCAATGTTGTCATATGTTTTTAGTCGCTGGCCAAACGGCGTGCACGTACCGAATCATATAGCTATATAGTATTACTTTTTAACTTGCTAAACAAATAGACAAATAAATGACAATATTGCCCACAAAGCCTAAAAAACCCAGCATCCACGGGCCTTTTCTGTAGGTCATTCGGCACGTTTTTAAAATGCCCACAAATAACCCACATTGCCCACGCCATATAGGGTTACTACCTAAAAAATGTACTTACGCCAACCTTACATTTCCACATTGTGAAACGTACATAATAAGGGAAAACACCTAGAAAATAGTTGTTGACAATTGCAAGGAATATCCTTACAATAAAGTCTTTACAACCCGCAACCTAGAAAGGCACCACAATGAAAACTCTGCAATTCAATACCAAACGCGAATACGCTACCGAAGGCCAGCGCATTGCGGCCACACAATTAGATAGCGGCCACGTCATCATGGTCGATATCGACCGACACATCGATATCTTATTTCCCGTGGGCGTAGAGCTCACCCAAACCGACATCATGCAAGCATATGACCATGGCTGGCATGTATTCCCAGAAAGTATCGACATGTCATATGGCGATTATTACGACATCGTGCGCGAGCTGCAAAAGCTGGCCAGCGCTTAATTTTCACAATCAAATCAACTAATCGAAAGTAAAAAATGCAAGTACATATCACAATGAAAAGCGCAAACGTCAAAACCGGCCCAATTCCCGTGTCCACCACCGAGCGCGCCAGCTGCCCACCGGATTGCAATGTCCGCGACGCATGCTACGCGGCCAGCGGGCCGCTCGCGCTCCACTGGGCCGCCGTGTCGAACGGTACCCGTGGCACGTCATGGGGCCAGTTTTGCGACACGGTCGCGGCCATGCCAGCGGGCCAGCTGTGGCGACACAATCAAGCTGGGGATCTGCCCGTGGCCGGTGGCACCGTTGACGCCGTGAAACTCGGCCAATTGGTGGCCGCGAATGCTGGCCGTCGCGGATTCACTTATTCACATCACCGCGACGCCGCGTCGATCGCATGGATTCGACATGCGAATCAATGGGGTTTTACGGTCAATTTGAGCGCGAATGATTTAAACGACGCGGACATGCTGGCCGACCATGCGGCGGGCCCCGTCGTCGTCGTGCTGCCAAGTACGCAAACCCAAAACACCACCACACCGGCGGGCCGCGCGGTCGTCATATGTCCGGCCACCCAGCGCGACGACGTGTCATGCGCGACGTGCCAGCTGTGCCAGCGCCAGCGCTCGGCCATTGTGGGTTTTCCGGCCCATGGCACACGCAAACGGGTTATAGATATCAAGCTGGCGGCCTGATTTTCAGTGCATGGCCATATGGTGGCCATGCGCGGACAATCCGTCCGGTAACAGTACACGAAGGGTAAATTATGGATATCGTAGACAAAAACAATTTGGCCAGCGCGTACGCGGCCGCATGGCTGGCCGTTAAGAATCGGCCCGCGACCGTGACAGTCGATCCGCATGGCTGGTTCACCGTTAATAAAGGGCTCGGCAGCCCCCAGCGCGTACGCGCCAGCGCGTTGATTAAAGGGCTGGCCGTGTTGACCGCGCGTATGGTCGAAGGGGTTGCACGATGATAAAAATTATGCTCGCAAAATACAAGGGCACATGTTCGCGCACCGGCATGCCGATTCGTCCAGGCGACCACATCCAATATGACACGGACACGCGCT